CATCCGCACCTTGCCCGGCGAGGCAATGATGGTAGACGCCTCTGACAAGAACGGCGCTATCTGGCTGACCATCTCCGTTATGCGCGGGCGGGTCAGCACCGTGCTGACCAAGGAGCAGGCGCGGGAGCTGATTTTTGCACTGCAACAGGTGGCCGCATGACTTGGCCGTTCCCACCGTTCCCCAACCCGCTTGACCGCCCCGGCCAGCCGCCAGCGCCAAGCAAGTTTGACCCTAGCAAGGACGACCATGACGATGCCCCTTATTGACAAGGGGGTACCTATCCCTAACCGCTTTCCCTTTGACAAGATGGAAGTGGGCGACAGCTTTGTCATAACGACCAAGCGCCAGACCGCGTCTGTGGCCGCGCGGCGCTACGGTGACAAGCACGGCATGAAGTTTGTAACCCGTCAGATGCCAGATGGCACTATTAGATGCTGGAGGACTAAATGATCAAAGCAATGAAGCAGGCGCTGGAGGCGCTGGAAGAATACCAAGCGAAAGGCGCACCGTTTATGTCATGTGATGCTGCTGTTGCGGCTCTCCGCGCTGCCATCGCAGAGGTTGAGAAGCAGGAGCCGGTGGCGTTTATTGCGCCAAATGGTGATTTGCGTAAAACAACCGAAGCAAAAGACCATTGGGAATGGGGAGCTGAATTTACTCCCCTCTACACCACCCCACCCGCACAGCCAGCACGAGTGCAGCCTGCCGATGATCTCAGCGACGTTCTAAAGCGTGCCGACGTTTTGTACCAAAAAATCGGACAACAGTGGTTTGACTTGATCCCAAGAATTTACAGCCAAGCTCGCGCCGACAAACTCAAGGAGAAGAACACATGAGCAAGACTAAGACATGCAGCAAGTGTGAACACTACACACTGGAAGAGTACAGAGAAGGGTTTGGGGACTGCGCCCTGATGGGCGATGCCAATGAGGGCGTGACGGACAACACCCATGCATATGGTTGGGACTACGAGGGCTACAGCGCCGGGGTGTATGTCGGAGAAAAGTTCGGCTGCATCCACTGGGTGAAAAAGGAGAAGAACACATGACGCTCCTAGAAATCCTTCTATACGTCGGCGTCTTCGTCGTCATTGTCTGGTGGGCCGCGCGCGCCAACTTTGACGCCTGCGACGAGTGCAACCACGACTGCCGGCAAGGGCGTGACTGCCCGAATCGCAAATGAAAGAGTCAACAATTGAAAAATACTTCGTCGCCCAGGTCAAGGCCGCTGGCGGCATCGCGTACAAGTTCACCAGCCCCGCGCACCGAGGCGTGGCTGACCGCGTGGTGTGCCTGCCCGACGGCAGCACATGGTTCGTCGAGCTGAAGGCGCCGGGCGGTCGGCTGTCTGAATTGCAAAAAATTTTCCAGTCTGACATGGCGCGGCTGCGCCAGAACTACGCCTGTCTATGGTCAAAGGAGCACGTTGATGAATGGATTAACAGCCTTGCCGGCTAAGTACTTCGCCGTCGGCCCGTACCGTGCCGAGCAGGTCGGCCCGACATGGTGGGGCGTGATGAACAAAAACGGCGTCAACGTGCTGACGTTCGCCGAGAAGCGCGGTGCTGTGGTGACCGATGAGGCGCACGCCAAGCAGATCGCCGACGAGTGGAACCAAACTACGGAATTCGTGTACCCGCCCGATCCGTATGTGCCGCCCGTCACGCAGCGCATGACCGACGAAGAGATGACTGCGTACATCCAAAGCCGGCGCTACAACTGGGAGACAAAAAGGTGGAGCTAAGACCCTACCAAGAACAGGCGGCTGACTTCCTGTACGAGCACGACCGCGCCATGATCTTGGCGCCGGTCGGCGCAGGCAAGACGGCGATCACGCTGACGGCCATGCAGGACATGGTGCGCGACGGCCACGTCAGGCGCTTCCTCGTCGTCGCCCCGCTGCGCGTCGCCGTTAGCGTCTGGCCGGTCGAGGCCGCCAAGTGGGCGCCCGGCCTGCAACTGCGCGTGGCGGTCGGCACACCTACGCAGCGCAAGGCGGCGCTCGACTACTGGTGCGAGATCGTCGTGACCAACTACGACAACCTCCAGTGGTTGGCCGAGCAAGACCTGAGCACCTTCGACGGCGTGGTGTTCGACGAGCTGACGCGCCTGAAGAACCCGTCGGGCGCCAGGTTCAAGGCGCTTGCCAAGACGCTCGACTGCCCGATCCGCTGGGGCCTGACCGGCAGCTTCACGAGCAACGGCCTAGAGGACGTGTTCGGGCAGTGCAAGATCATCGACCAGAAGCTGCTTGGCCGCAGCAAGGGCGCGTTTCAGCAGCAGTACTTCTACCTCGTCAACAAGGACTACAACGACTGGCAGCCGCGCCCCGGCGCGCTGGAGCAGGTCATGGCCCGGATCAAGCCGGCCACCTTCGTGCTGGAGCCAGGCGAGTACAAGGACAAGCTGCCGCCGCTGCACACGGTCGAGGTGCGGCTGGACCTGCCCGACCGCAAGCCGTACGAGGACATGAAGAAGGACTTTGTGACGCGCTTCCCGGACGCGACTGCGGTGGCGATCAACGCCGCCGTGGTGACGCAAAAGCTGTCGCAGATGGCCGCAGGGTTCGTCTACACGCCAGAGCCGGTCTGGTTCAGCAGCCACAAGTTCGACCGGCTCGAAGAGCTGCTGGCCGAGAACCAGCAGGCCAACACGATTGTCTTTTACAACTTTGTCGAGGAACTCCATGAACTCAAGCGACGTTTTCCTTACGCCCGGACAGTTGACAGCATTGATGACTGGAACGCCGGACGAGTACGCCTTCTATGCCTGCACCCGCGATCCGCCGGGCACGGACTCAACCTCCAGCACGGCGGCCACCATATCGTCTGGCTCAGCCTGCCCTGGAGCCTTGAGCTGTTCGAGCAGGCCAACGGGCGCCTGCACCGATCAGGGCAGCGCCACGACGTCTGGTGCTACGTCATGATCGCTAACCAGACGGTGGACGAGAAGATATGGGCCGCGCTGCACAGCAAGCAGGCGGTCAGCGACATTGCAATGGAGAGCCTGAAATGAGCTACATCATCGCGGCGTTGCCGCCCCTGAAGTGCTTCGTGCGCCGGGAGTACTTGTACAACTTCACCAAGGGGCACGGCGAGTTGGAGCCCGCTATCTGGGTGAGCATCAAGGCGCTGCGCGGCCAAGTGTTCCGCATCGAGTCGCTGCTACCAAACTACGGCGCGCTGTACGACAAGCTGCCGATCAGCGCCTACGTCTGGAAAGAAGACCACGGCGACTTGCCCATCGACACGCTGCAACTGTGGGACTGCATGGGCTACCGCTTTACCGTGTGCGAGAAGATCGGCTTGCGTAATCTTGGTGTGAAGTTCTTGGGCAAGGACAAGCAGTGGAACCACGGGCACTACTTGTTTACAGTGGACTTCTGCGCCGACGGCCAAGACCTTGACACGGGCTTTACCGAGCAGGCAGAGGAGCACAAGTCATTCAACTTCATTCGACTTGAGAACGGCCAGTTCGCCACACAGCCCAACAACCGCTGTTTGTGGTACGACCAGTCGCTGATCCCGGCTGAAGTCAAGTCCCCCGACTTTCAAGCAGCCAAGACCTTTTGGACTGTTGATGGCACGCGCAAGTGGTCTGCTGGCGACGACTGGTTTTACAACATTGAGGAGAAAACATGAACACCTTGAAAGACCGTATTCGCTCGACGAAGGCGCAGTTCCGCATCGCCGTCAAGCAGTACAACCAAGCGCAGCGCCTGATGGAGCGGCTGAAGAAATCACTCGAACAACTGGAGAAGAAAGATGAACTGGCGCGAGCTAAACAAAAAGCTAAACATGCTGACCGAGGATGAGGTGCTGGCGCTGCTGGAGGCCGAGCGCCAAGGCGCCAAGCGCGTGACGTTCCTAGAGCGCCTGCACCAGCGGTACACCATGCTGCGGGCGGCGCGCGAACGAGTGGAACTACTGAAGGAAGCAGTCAAATGAAATCCCGTATCCTAGACCCCAACTTTAAATATGTGCCGGCAGCGGCGACAGATGTTCAGGCAACATGGCGAAAATTTGGATGGAAACCTCTCGATGAAATGCCCAACGTGCGCAGCGTGGACAGAAGTAAAATTGACCAAGCAGATGGGCGAGTACGTCCAGAGATCAAGGGTATGCGGCAATGAGCACAAGTTCACCACAGAAGAGCGCGTCGTCCCCACCAAGCCGCACGGAGGGGCCAGACTTCGCAAGCTGGAGCCCAATGGTGCTGACGAAGTTCGCGCAAGACTCCTACGCAAAGATGCGTGAGCAGGAGGACCAGCTAGAGCAGTTGCGCCAAGACCTCAAGACGGCGCTGGAGGCTTACCGGGCCTTGTTACGCTGATAGCGTTTTGGACTCGGTTTCGACCGAGTCCAGTCGGCGCATCCAGCCTTTGCCGAACGTGGCAAAGGTGGATAGGCTCTTGTAGTGAGCCTCACGCAGGTTACAGAACGCCTCGATAACCTCTTCGGCGGGCTTGGCTGTGGTGGCCGCAACGGTCATGGGGCCGATCTGCCCATCGGCAGTCACTCCAACAGCCTGCTGTAGAAATTTACTAGCGCGACCAACACCAGCATTGACGGCACAATCAAACACGCACAGATCAACACCGCTAGGAAGGTCGTCGCCGCGCACAGCGTCCCAGTAGCGCTTCTTGTAGAGCGGAGAAACCATCTCAACGGTAAGTCCACGCATGTCGGCTTCAGTGGCAGGCTTGCCAGTCCATTCTTCCCAGACACGTTTGGTCACCCCCAAGTTGGTCATCCCGCCGGGATCGTCGGGATGGTTGACGTAACCGCCCTCGTACTTGAGGATGTGCTTGATCGCTTCTTCCCAGTTGTGCTTCATTTTTTCGCCATCATTTCTGTCTTGGCTTGAGAGCCAGCAGACGAGCCAAAGTAGTAGGCAATGATGCCGGTCCAAGCAGTGCCCAACGACCCCAGCATCATCAAAATGGCTGGGTTGTTGCTGTCGATCTGGTTGAAGAACATCATCACCACGATGCCGAAGAATCCGACGGTGACCGCGCTAGCTAAAATGGGCGGCATCATCGAGCGGGTTGTAGCCTGCATCTCGCGGGCACTCTTGCGGTCGTCTACGGCCAGCTTCTCGAAGTTCAATCCCAATTCTTGCGCCTGCTTGGCAAGCTCAATCTCGGCCAACTTTAGCTGCGCCACTTGGTCGGCGCTGAGCTTGTTGCTGGAGATCATGTCTTGGACCTTGTCCTCGTCCACGCCGATGGCCTTGGAGATAGCCGACACGGCCATGCCGGCTAGCGGGCCACCCAGCGCGGTTGCGACGGTGGGCGCGATCTGTTTAAGCCAGTCCATGCTTATTCCTTCTTCGTTGTGACAACGTCGTCACCCTTACGAACGGTAACCTTGTCACCCTCAACGTCAACGCGCATGGGTTGCTCAAGGCGGTCGAGCTTGTCAATCAACTGCTTCATGACCTCAAACTCGGGCTTCTCTTGTTTGGTGTTTGCGCCAGCGATGCCGTTGAGCATACTGATCAGCGCGGTCAAAGCGGCGCCCAGCAGGCCCATAACGGCGGCGATCTTCTCATTCTCCAGCACCACGCTAGAACCGACGCCGATCACGATGATCAGCGTGATGTAGAAGAGGCCGCTTTCACCAATCGCTTTACCAGCCACTTCTTTGGCGGTGCTCTGCGCTTGCAGTCTGCTCAGCTCAACTTTGGCCTGCTCCTTGATGAGCGCCAGTTCGTGGTTCAGGTCTTGGTCTGACATACTTACACCTTCAGCAGTTCCAGAGCCACGCCAGCGGCAACGCCAGGCAGCGCGGTCGCTATGGCGTCCCAAGCGTCAGGCTGACCTTCTTTGCGATACCACTGCTGGAACTCGTAGAAGACGCCGAACACGATGCCGCCAATGGCGACGGCCCAACCCACGGATAGGAAGTGGATCGCGGCCAAGACGATGGTTGAGCCGACGCCCATTGCGAGATGTTGTAGCTTGTCTTTTGCAATCATTTGTCTACCTTGTTGTCGAGCTTGTCGAAAATCTTACCCAACATTCCTTTGATGTCTACCATGTCGGCGCGGTAGTCGTCGCGAGCGACGTAGTGCGTCGGCATCTGCCGCACGTCAGCGTCAAGCCGGTCGATGGCTTGGTAGATGCGGTTGAGTGTCCAGCCCCCGAAGAATCCTGCGACGGCCACGGCGATGTTGAAGAGAATTTGGTAGTCCATGACCGTT